AGCCAGGAAATATCAAAAGATCATATGTTTTGGGCTCTACATAAATCGTCTTATTTTTGTGTCTTAATTCTATCCCACAGCCCCTCACAGTTTTTAGATATAAAACCCCACACAAAGAGCAAGTGTTTACATGATTATGCCAAACCTCTCCCTCATGATAATTACTGTCTGTATAATAACTCCAAAGCTTAAAAGGTGTGTAAAGAACTTGTATATTTTTATAGTGCTTTTTACAGGTGTCGATAAACAAAGAGTATAGTTGATCTTTATATTTAGTTACAACGTTGTAATTGTGAGATCCCTTAACTCTATTTTCTGTGCTTTTAAAACAGTCGCTGATAAGCTCTTCTTTTATGTCTTTTATTTCTTTTCTTAAATTGTGCACATGATAAATATTATTTAGTGTCATGTCGTTTTATCTTAATAGTCCAATCTGCGTTATTATATAAATCTTCAAACATTAATCTTCTCTTATTATTTAATTTAGAAAATTTTTTTATTTCACTCACGTCTAAAATAATCCAATATTCATTAAAAGCAAATACCATTTTATCAGCATTACTTCGAGAGCTTAGTGATTGAAACAAAGTATTGTCTTTTTCATTATAGTCTTTAACACTAAATTTTTCTATCTTGTTTGATCTGTCTTTTAGTCTACCTGTAACATTGTAATATTTTTGATTTGTTATTGTGGCTTCTTCAAGACACTCTTTTACAAATAGATCAACTATCACTTAGGTAAACCTAAATGCAATCTATCGTCAAATTTTAAACTTTCATTTGTGCTGTAATGTAAAAAAGCTTGACCACACACTTTTCCTTTAAAAGGTTCTCTCCAATGTTCTAATTTACATCCAAAATAAAACAACATGTCTCCTGGTTTTAAAATTACTTTTTTACCTTTTTTATTTATCTTCCCAGAGGGCTCTATAAATATAGGCCACGGATCTCCACCTAAATTAACTGTAGTAGATATTTCACAACTAGGTCTATCTTTGTGTCTTTTTAAATCATTACCCATTGTGTAAAGTCTTGCGTAAGAATAAGTTGGATATACGTTTTCTCCCAATAATTTTTTCATAACGCCAGATGTAGCATTTAGTAAAGTGTCAAAGGCAGGATCTCCGTACAAAGAATATGCTCCAGGGACTTGTTGATCTAAAAACGTTCCTGTCCCACTCATACCTTGCTCTCCACCATTCATGTTGTGTAAAGTTTTAGCCACAGTTCTTTTCATTACTAAATAGTGTAAAAGAAAATTAGCAACGTCTTTAGTGATTACTCCTCTTAAAACTCTATATTTATCTTTTTTAAATTTTGTTTGTTTCATTTTTTATAGTTTCCAAAATAACCTTGATACTTTTCTTCAGCTGTCACGTCAATTGTGAAATTAGCTGCAACTGAAACTCTTTCACATTTAGATAAAAAAGGTGACACGTAATGTTTTAAATTATACGGAAATATAAAAAATTCTCCTTCTTCTGGAAAGAATCTTCTTTCATCTAAAAACATAGGTGATGAACTTCCACATATGAAAGATAAAGATCCTGGTCCTCCTTTAGCTATAGTGCCTCTATATTTTTCATTTTCTTTTTTTAATTTATCAGGAACTTTAATAAACCACACACTTGAAAGATTACAACCTGTGTGAATGTGAGGAGGATTACTTTCACCTGCTTTCATAAAATTAACCCAAGCAACTTCAAGATTAAAGTTGATGGCCTTTGTGTTATAAAATTTTTCAAATCCCTTTATGTAAGCAGGATAATATTTTTTTGTAATTTCATGAAATTTTCTTAAATCTATAAAATATTCTTCTTTTATATGTGCTGCTAAAGATCTACTGGCGTCTTTCTTTTTATCTTTGATACATAATTTATATATATCTTTTAAATCTTTAGGAGTTAGTTTTGCACTAAATAAATATGGTCCACAAAAATGATATTTAGCTTCTATTTCCATGGCTCTCCAATACTCCAATTGACTATAGATATTCTTGTACCTGACGTAACAGGTTTTACACGATGCCATACAAAACTAGGAAATACAATTACAGTCCCTTGTTGTCTTGCCTCTTTACATTTTAAGATAATTGTTTTTCTTTCTCTTTGATTAGTAATGTCAAACTCTAGTTCACCACCTGTAAATTTTTTAGGGTCTGTTAAATTACAAATTAAAGATATTTTTCTAATTTTACCATTAAAATTAGGATCTTGAGAAACGTTAGGTTCTCCAAAAGTATCTTGATGCCAATGATAAAAATTACTTTTTTTATAAACTGTAAATTGAAATGATTCTGACCAACTTAAATTATAATTCCATCCTGCGTTTTTATTAGCTGTGTTAATGTAGGGTGCAAATATATCATAAAGCCATGGGTCATTCATAAAACACACTTTAGATTTTCTATGTTGTTGTACAAATTCTTTTTCTTTTTTTGTTATTTTATTATTAGCACCTATGTGTGATATGGTACCCATTTTTAATTGTTTGGCCTTACCGTGTTTAATTATTTTTTCACATGTTAATTTTGATAAAGCTTTTTCAAAATACCAGTAGTAATTTTTAAATAACATTTTTTTCCTTAAGTGTTTTGCAATTTTTTCTTGTGTGTAAATATTGTTTTTGTACTTTATCAAAATCAGTATTCCAAGATATAATTGATTTAATTTTTTTGCTTTGTGAAGCTGCAGATCTATGTATTAAATGACAAGGAAAAAATAATATATCACCTTCTTTAACTTTTATAGTAAAAGCTTTTTTTAAATTATTAGGATACAAAAATTCTGTTGTAGAAGATTTTTTATCAAACTCTAAATAATAAGTTCCTGTGTAATTACCATCATGTGTATGCCAATTATGTAAATCGCCCAATGCATATTGTTGATACCAAAGTTTATGAAGTTTAATAGATTGATATCCCATTTCTTCTGCGCATTCTTTTAGATGACCATATATTGATTTAAATATTAATTTAACCCAAGGTCTTCTCCAATTAGATGCTTCTAACCAATCTGTTCTTAATAGTTTGTCATTATAATAATTATCCTGACTAACAAAATTAGTTTCACCTGATTTTTTAAGTAAGTTTAATAATTCTGTTTTATACTTTTTATGATCTTTAAATTTAATTTTTAATATTAAATTAGGATAAGTGTATCTTTTAATCTTTATCATATAAAATTAAACCATCCGGTTAATATATATTTAGTTTGATTAGCAATTTGACCCCTGTGAGTGTGTGTAAAATCAGAAGGCCAGATTAAAGTTAAACCTTTTTTAGCTTTGGTAATTATTTTTTGATATTTAAACTCAGTGCCACCTTTATCAACATCGTTTAAATAAGTCATAAAAACTAAACATCTTTTTGAATTATTAAATCTTTCGCAGTGCCATTTATAAAAACCCTCTCCAGCTAAGTATTTTTGTATATTACAGTTTTCAACTATGGATGAGTAAGGAGCATATAATTCTTTTGTTTCAATATATCTATTCATGTATTTTTCCACGCACAACTTTAATTCATCGTTATAGTCTTCAAGCAAACTATCGTTCGCTCTAAGAGAAATATCCATACTAACTTTATAATTTTTATCTATTTGTGGATTTGATGAGTTAACCATACCCGGTGCTTTTCTTTTACTTTTTTCAAAGTAATTTATTATATTGTCACAAATTTTAGGGTTGATATACCAACCTCCAATAAAACTATTTATTTCAAATTTTTCTTCCTGCATTTCTAATCTTTCTTATCAAGAATATATTAATAAAGCAAAGTGTATTACGGTGCTTCTATATTTACTGTACTATCATATGTCCAGCTTGAATCATCAGGATTCCAAATATATTTATCTCTATCTGTTTCTCCTGCACCTTCTTGTGCACTTAATACGTATCCCCACCATAATTGATTTTCTTCATCCCATTCTACTGGAGAAAATTTACTATTAGGTGATTCATCACCTTCAGTAAGAAATATTTCATCTGCGCCTGGTTCTCTAACAGGAGCTTCATATCTCCATGTAGTTGTGTTTAAAGTCCAAGATGGATAAAGTTGTAAACCACAAAAAACTCCTTCTGTTGATTTATACTCACATCCTACTTGCGCAGGGTTAGCTTTATCTAAAAAAGGAGCATCATTACTAAATTGAATCCAACTTGTTTCACCTTCTTTTAAAGGAATAGCTGGCACAGTATCACTATCTCCTGCAACCACTATTCTTGTTACAATACTGTTAGAGTCTATAGCTGCAAATAATTTCATTATTAACTACCTGTTAAAGTTCCACTTACTGTGAAAGTACAGATTTTAGCTGCTCCATCTGGAGCAGGTGAAGTTGTAATTGTGTTATCTCCTGGTGCAATAGTTCCAGCAAAATCAGATGGTGCTCTAATAATAACAATACCGCTTCCACCGTTTCCGCCTCCATTAGGGTTGCCTGTGTGAGGTCCATTTCCTCCACCGCCGCCGCCAAGGCCATCAGTTCCGTTTCCACCATTTCCTCCGGCTCCACCGCCGCCAGTTCCACCACTTGGTGCTCCGCTAGTTGTATTAGTTATTGAACCCGATCCACCGCCAGCAAAAGTTGTATCTGTCCCTGTGATTGTATCAGGAGAACCATTTCCTCCCTGTTGAGTAGGTCCTCCAGGATTTGCAGAAGGGCCTCCGCCACCGCCGCCAGATGCTCCAGCTGGTGGGTTTGCCGCTGCTCCATTTCCTCCTTGTGGGGGTGTAAATGGTGGTGTGTTTCCTGATGCCACAGTTTGTGACGGGAAAGAAGATCCGCCTCCTGTTCCTCCGTCACCTCCGCTTGAGGAGTTATTTGCTCCTGCTCCTCCGCCATGAGATGTTAAAGTTCCAGATAAAGATCCTCCACTAACTTCAGAGTTTCCTCCAGTGCCACTTGGTCCTGGGCTAGGTAAATATGCTCTACCTCCAGCTCCGCCACTTCCTACAGTCACACTTAAAGTTTCATTTGAAAAGAAAGATTCGCCGGTAATTTTTCTCATACCGCCGCCACCGCCACCGGCACCTCTAGAGTTTCCTCCTCCGCCGCCGCCAGCTACTAATAAAATATCAATAGAAAATTCTACGGCTGGCTCTCCGCCAGAACCAAAACCTAGAACTGTATAACCAAATCCTGCCATTTATTCTCCTTCTTATAGATCGTTAGCAGAATCTGTAGTGAAGAATAGTTTAACTCCAAGTAATCTTGCATCAGCAGTTAAATTATCCTCTGATACATCTCTAGTTATTTGAAAGAAAACGTACTCATCATCACCAGGGGAGCCCGCAATAGTAACTGCTCCACTCTCTGCTGTAACGTCTAAATCGTTTGATGTACCACTATGTGCTTTTGCTGCAGGTCCTACAGCTGTTCCAAAAACTGTATTTAAATCTCCATTATCAGCAAGAGCAACTCCAGCTAATACAAATTTAGCTGTACCTGTATTTGTTGAAGTGGCTGTAAAGAATGCTTGAAAAGTTACTGTTCCTGCATTCCAAGACTTTGGAAAAGCAACAGCGAACTGAGCATTCTCATCAGAATCTTTGTCAAAATCTAAAACTTTAATTTCAGGACCATTTGATAATTCTACTTGTGCAGCTTCTGCACCATTTGTAGTGTTAGGATACATAGCTACCGCAGGAACCCAAATAGTTTCTTTACCTGCAATCTTAACTGCAGATACGTTTCCGCCTGAATCTTCTGCTTGAATTACTCCAGTTCCTT